TGAATACAGGAGGTGATAGCGTGGAATACAGTCCATTAGGCAATGGAAAGCCAATATCCCAGAAAGTGAGCGGTAATTGTGTAGAAACTATTTTCGAAAGAACGAACGGATTAAAGTCGGAATACGAGATTTACGTAGACTGGACGAATCCGAATCAGATAGCAGAAGTGTCATTTCAGTTGCCTTTCCACGATTGGAAGAGACTTGAAAACTCTGAGGTTTGGAAAAATCTGGATGAATTTTTGGCGGGAGTTCAAACCGAATATATTCCGAAGTACCACCGAGACCCACCAACTGTAGAGGAAAAGGTTGTGTATAGAAATCTTTTAGGGCGGGTACGTGTCTACGTTCGTGATAAATTGACTCGGCAATAGCACGTTCTTTTGAACACGAATAATGTTCGCCATCGTAAATATAAGAGATGTTCACAATGGAAATAGCAGTGGTGGAATGATTGATGATTTCGAAATGGACAATCAAATCATGGTCTTCGTTTAGCGTATATCCCAACGGAATAAATTCTACTTTCTTTCGGGATTGGAATATGCTCTTGGCAGTACCGACAGCACCGAAAACTGCGATAGCAAAAGTTACATTTTCTCTTGTGAATAATTCTTGCATGAAATTAAAAATTGCGTGCATTATACAACCTCTTTTCTTTTGGTATTTGAAAAATTATAACACAAAAAGGGGTGATAGCGAAGATGAAAATAACTAAGGTTGGATACACGATGGTGGTAATTGCAACTTTTCTAAATTCCATTACATTATTTTGGCTTGTATATATTCGATAAACCTAAGATCTAGCCGGAGTACATAACAATTAAATACAGGGAGGTGAAAACATGGAACAGGACAAACTTTTAAAAGTAGATAAAACCATTGAAAAACTGTGTAACTTTTTGCAGAAAGAAACAGAACGTGTTGCATCTATTTATGAAAGTCAGGAATTGGTCGAAATGACAAAAGCTCTGGCTGAGCTGATGTCTGCCAGAGCAAAGTTTAATTAAAGGAGGTTACAACATGAATCCTAAATTTGCATTGGTGCAGATAGGAAAGAGCACAAACGTTTTCATTGATGGTAAATACATCACAAACGGCATAGAAGACTTGAACTATCACGCAAGAAATGAAAGCGGAGAGTTGTGTCCGACTGTAGAAATGAGAATCAATATTCAAGAATTTTCTTTTGATGGCGGTATTGAATTTGAACAGTTTGTGGAATCAGTAAACAACAAAAGGAAAACCCTGAGCGAAGTTGCTGAAATGGCTGATAGCAAGGACACTCAGGGAAATGATTAAAGAAGAATATCTTCTGAGATTTTGATACACCCATTGATGTTATTTGTTTTATGGATGCAGTGATTCTCAACTAATTCCTCTATTGCAGAATCATGATTAGAAAAATCCATGTAAGAGAAATAATAAAACTTATTTTCTTTTGTATCTTTATAGATGCCCAAAAGGTATTTTAAGAAATTTTCTGCATTAGTACTTAATACCATAATTGAAACTCCTTTCTGAATTACTCGGCATGGCAGTGCCTGTATGAACAGTATAGGAGAATCCAGAAGAAAAGGCAAGGAGAGTGATAGCAAAGATGAAAAGAAAGATAGATCAATCAACTGTGGCAATAATCATCGGAGTTACATCAATCTTGATAAATCTTATTTTTAACGGAAAAGACTTATTAAGAAATGTACGTTGGTTATTATCATATTTGGTTTAGGAGATGAAAAATGAAAGAATATGAATTTTGGATATTATGGATTATGTCAATTGTGATGCAATTACAAATTCAAATTATCAACAAGAGACTTGAGATTATAAAACAGTCATACAACATTACTGGAAAAAAGATTGAATGGTAGATGCAACGGAAGAGCCAAGAGTTGATATGGAGCTGAAATGTAAAGCACTGAATGTAACTGAGATGGAAATGAATGGCAGAGACTAGAAAAGAAATGATATGGCTTTGTGACGCTTAGCACGGATTCGAAAAGTAGCAGATCAGCATGAACAGACACGAAAAGATAAGGAATTGAAGAGAGAAGCTCTGAAACGGAGATGCGTGGAAATGCACAACATAGCTCGGAAAAGGAATGGCATGGAATAGAATGATAAGGAATTGAAGAGCCAAGCGCTGCTATGAGACGGAAAAGAAGGGCGAGGCGAAGCTAAGGAAACGAAGTGAAAAGCTTTGAAACGGAAAAGCTGAGCACAGTTTCGACAAGAAAAGGAAGAGCGTAGAGTAGCAAAGCAACCAGAACAAATTGAAAAGGAGAAAACAGTATCATGAAAGAATTGAAAGTAAGAATTACGTTCACTGAGGAAGTATTAGGTTCTCAGTGTGCGGATAAGGAGATTCACCGGACTTATATCGCATCAAAGGCACCGGACGCACCGTCCCGTGAGGACGAAGTAGCAACACTGGGTGTAGATGCAGTAGAAGAGAAATCAATGACGATTTTCCACAAATACGAAGACGGAAAACCGTTCGTATATGACTACCAGATAAAAGGAATGTTCAAAGATTCATGCGGAATGCTCCGCAAGGTTAAAGGTAGTGAATCATCAAAAATCAAAGCGTACAAAAAGGAGATTGACGGTCTTATTTTTGTGAAAGAGCGCAAAATTCCACTGATTTTTGACGGGGATATGGGAACGTGTCAGAGACCGCTCCGGGCAAATACACCACAGGGAGAAAGAATATCCCTTGCATGTTCAGAGACCGTTCCGGTTGGCACAACAATGGAATTTACCGTTCAGTGCATGTTAGACAGTCATGTAAAACTCATAAAAGAATGGCTTGACTACGGAGAATTGAGAGGGTTTTCACAGTGGCGGAATTCCGGTAAAGGGCGATATGTTTGGGACGAACTTGACAAAAACGGGAACATCATTGGCGGTAATAACGCATATAAAAAGGTGAAAAAAACAGGTACGAAAGGCAGTAAAAAAGACTAAAAATATTTATTTTTCAATGTATTCAAATTATTGAAAAGGTAAATGCGAAAATGGCAGTTTATTTTTGGTCAAATCGCAAGCCACTTAGCAAGCCACAACCCTTGAAAAATAAGGGGAAAACGGCAACTGGTCGCAAGCCAAATGACACTCAGATAACAATCAATTGACAAGCCAAAATTAAAGAAATTTTCAAAAAATCGAAAATTTTGACAAGCCAGTTGACAAGCAAATGACAAGCTAAAACCCTTGAAAAATAAGGCAAAACTGCTTGTCAAGTGAAAATGGTTAGCAAGCCACATAACAATCAATTAACAAACAATTCGCAAGCCAGTTAACAACAATAGAAGAATATAAAGAAGAATAAGAATAAAAAGAATATAGATATATGTCAGACACAATCTGTCTGACGATAAAAGGGACATAAAAAGTGCCCCGCTGGTACTAGCATACCAGACAGGGCGGTGTACCGCTAACGAACACTTAGCGAATACAGGTTTATTATAACACATTCTCCTGTAATTCGCAAATCTGAGGAACAGGAGGAAAAGCACACATGACAATGGCAACAGAGATTATCCGTAAGCTGAAAAGAAAACTAATCTTTTGGCGTTGCTTATGGTTCGTCACATTCATTGCAATGCTGACACTTATGATCGGGTAGGAGGTAGAGCGCATGGAAGACAAGCTTAACTACTACAGGATAGCACTTGTGATAACGCTATACGCATTGGCGGTTATGATAGCCGGATGTGTATAAAAAAAGAGTGCCGATGGATAAAATCCAATCAAGCACTCAGAAAAACATTCAAGAAAATTATAACACATGAAAGGAGATTTGAACATGGGAGAAGAGAAAAAAGATAGCTTACAGAGCGTGATGGATGCGGTAGCAGACGTTGTTGAAGGTTACGGAGAAGTTGTTGAGGGATATGCCTGCCAGAAAACGAAACTGGACACACTGAAAAGATATGTCTGCAAAAACAGCTATGTTGAGAGAGACATGATTTTAAAACTGATGGGGTGGGATGAAGATGGAAAGCATTAAAGGCTATGACCATTGGAAGACCATACCGCCGGAGCCGGAACCAGTAACTTACTGTAGCTCATGCGGTGTGCCGATGTATGAGGGTGAATATCTATACACGGTAGACGATGAGAAACTATGCGAAGATTGCTTGAATGACATGTATAGGAGGATGTTATAAATGGCACTTAAAAGCTACGAGGAATTAGTGAAAGTCGATGTAAGCCAGTATTGCGAAAAGCGAGATGGATTCACGTATTTGAACTGGGCGAAATGTATTGAACTGCTGAGACAGAATGGTGCTACCGAGGTGTATTGGGAGCCAATTCCTGATCCGCAAACCGGAAGCAGCCTTAGAAAAACAGACATCGAGTTTAAGGACAAGAACAATAATACAAATCGTTGTTATGAAACTCGAATAAAAGTTGTGATTGACGATAAAGAGTATGAGATGCAGACGCCAGTAATGAACGGCGCAAATCCAGTAAAGGACAACTCCATGAGCCAACAGAGAGTATGGAACAGCATGTGCAGAGCGTTTGTGAAGTGTGTGGCTATTCATACTGGACTTGGATTTAACTTATGGTTGAAAGAAGAATACAACAAACTGGAAGCACAGATTCCTGGAACTGGAGAGAATCTTGCATCAGAAGCAAAAAAGAAAACGCTTAAAACGCAGTGTACGGCACACGGCATTGATTTAGAAGCTTGGGTATGCGGAAATGGAAAGACGGTGGACACACTTACAGAAACAGAATGTGCAATGATGCTGAATGCGATTAAGAAAAAGTATGGTGATGATTAATGGACTATACAGGGACTTTTGATAGCTTAGCGGTGGATTTTGCCACCAATAAGCAAAAAGCCAGTCTGACGCTAAATGAAGACGCAAGACAGGCATTTGAGAACCTTAGAGGTAAGCAGATTACAATAACGATTAAGGCATACAAGAAAAAAAGAAGTCTCGATGCAAACTCTTACTTTCATGTATTGGTTGGAAAGATTGCGGATGCGACCGGGAACAGAAAGGTATACATAAAGAATAAGCTAATAGCGGAATACGGACAGTACGAAACCATTAACGGTGCATTAGTTCCGCTTCCGTTGGACGATGATATAGACGCATACAATGTGGAATTTGTTCATCTGCAACCTACATCGAGGACAACCACCAATCAGAAAGGGAAAGTGTTCCGGGTGAATCTGGTAATGCGAGGTTCACATACTTACGATACCGATGAAATGGCAAAACTGATTGACGGGACTGTGTACGAAGCGAAAGAACTTGGAATAGAGACCATGACACCGAACCAGATAAGCGAAATGAAAGAAAGATGGGGTGTGAAGATTGGCGAAAAGACTTAAAAGTGTATTCACTGATGATATGGAACACTGCTACTTTACAGGAAGTCCAAACTGTCACAGACACCACATTTTCTATGGTCCGTACAGAAAAAAATCGGAAGAATACGGATTTGTGATACCGTTAGCAACACATTTACACGAATTTACGCCAGAAAGCGTACACGGGAACCCGAACAAGGGCTTGGACTTAAAACTTAAGCGGATGGCACAGAGATATTTTGAGGAACACTGCGGAACAAGAGAAGAGTTCATACAGGTGTTCGGAAAGAACAGGTTGTAACTAATTAACATAGATTCATGTGGCACAGGAACTATTAACAGGTTCTAACGCATATCATCTCACCCATTCGATATGCACAGCACAAGATATTGTATCACGGCCGGAGAAGCCACACTCCGGCAGAAAGGAGAAAAGCGTTGGGAAAGAATAGAGAGACGGCAGAAAGCTATTTTAACCGAATACCGGATGGACATAGAAACGCAATACAACGTCCGTACAACATGAATGTTGATAGAATCTTTCGAAGAATGATAGAGCATGCGAATAACAATGGTGACTGTATTGTGAATATTGGAGATGGTGTATTTAGACCGATTCCGGGTGATCCGGTAGATGAAAAAGCATTCCATGAATACATTGGGAAAGAATTACATAGAGCCAGAGCAATCCAGTATAAACGGCTCTGCATGAAGCAGACGTTTGAGAGTTGGAAAAAGATAGGTAGGGATTACAATGCATTACATTTTGATGGTAAAAGGGAAACTGAACAACATGAATGATTATATCCGGGCACTGAATACTAACAGGTACAAGGGTGCGGATATGAAGAAAGATAATGAATCCCGTGTGATGCAAGCTATATATGAGCAATTCGGAAGATTGCGAATAACAAGAAAGGTACGGATGCACTACCGATGGTATGAGCCGGATAAGAGACGGGATTTGGACAATGTGAGCGCATTTGGGCGAAAGTGTATCCAAGATGCATTAGTAGATACCAAAGTCTTACAGGACGATGGATGGAAAAACATAGTGGGATTCACGGATGAATTCTATGTTGATAAGAAAAATCCGAGAATTGAGGTGGATATTGAAGAGGTGTGAGCGAGAATTACATAAAACTTAGCAGAAAAATACTGGAATGGGACTGGTATCCAGATATAAAGACGTGTCGGTTATTCTTGCACATGTTGTTAAAAGCCAACTGGAAAGATGCAAACTTCCGAGGAGAAGAGATTAAAAGAGGATCATTTGTCTCTTCGACATCCGTTCTTTCGAAAGAAACAGGGTTGTCTGAGAGCGAACTGAGGACAGCACTTTCACATTTGAGAAAAACAGGTGAGGTTACATGTAAAACCACAAACCGATATACCGTATATACGGTGAATAACTACGCAAGATACCAGACCGAACAGAAGAATGAAAAAAAAGATAAGCCGACCAGACAGGAAGAAAAGCCGGAAAGAGACAATGGATCCGTTGAAGCTGTCATAAAAGCCTGGAACGATTTGGAAAGCTACGGGATAAAACCTGTAAAGAAGATAGAGAAGACTTCCAAGAGATATCAGAATTTACAAGCGAGGTTAGAAAGCAACGGATTGGAAGAAGTCTTGCAAGCTGTGGATAACGTGAAGAAAAGCAAGTACTTACAAGGAAAAGTGAAAAACTGGAAGATAACATTTGACTGGTTTGTGTTACCGAACAACTTTACAAAAGTGTCTGAGGGACAGTATGAAGACAGCGGACAGGAGAAGAAAGGGTTCAACAATTTCGATGGCCGGAACTATGACATGAATGATCTGGCTAGAAAACTTATTACATAGGAGGAAAAACATGGCAAAACCGGATGGATGCACTTATCCAAACTGTTTTATCTGCCCTTTGGCAGACTGTGGATGGTCGAGTGCTAAAGCTGAATTACCAGGAGAAACAAAGAAAAAGCGGAGAATAGTAAGACGTAGCAAAAAGAACGCTGTTCGGAGGTGACTTTGTGACAAGACAGGAACAGGCTATTGAGGATTATAAACGGGAACCACATTATGCGGATCCTTTTGAATACTTAAAGCAGAAGAAACAGGAGGAAAGTAAAAATGAGCAAAAGTAGTGTATTGGAATTAGCAAAGAAATTAGTAGCAGCTATCGAGAAAGAAGAACAGAAAAACAAAGTGATGCTGAAAGATATCCCGGTTGGTGGGAAATTTGATACAGGAATCGGAAGATTCATTGTACTGGAACAGAAAGAAGATTGCACTGCAGTTATTACAGAAGACTTATATCGTAAAGATGTGGAATTTGATGGTGATTGTGCGGATTACAAGAAATCGTCATTAAGAGAACTGTGCGAGGGCGAAATTCTCAATGAGTTTTATGATGAATTCGGAGAAGAAAATATTTGTACAAATGAAGCCGGATTAGTAACAGTTGATGGACAGGAAGTATTTGAAAAACTCTTGACAAAAGTAAGACCTCTGACATTTGACGAAGCACGTGAATACAATGATCTGCTTGTAAACAAAGACCTACCGGATTGGTACTGGACTTGCACAGCTTGGAGTACGAAAGAAAGAGGATGGGAGTATTCAGTGGCGGTTGTTTCTCCGTCCGGTAACTTCGGCAACTGTAGCTGTAACTGCAGTAACGGGGTGCGCCCATTTTGTATCTTAAAATCTAATATCTTTGTATCCAAAGTTGAGGAGGAGTAAATCATGATGACGTTAAAAGAATTCGGAGAAAACCTTAAAAATCTTAATGAAGTTTTTGAACAGTTAAGAAAAAAATACCAGAAGCCGGAAATCGGAAAGACAATTGAAGTTGCCGGTATTAACTGGCTGGTGCTGGACAAGCTTGAAAAAGGATATTTTGTAATTTCGGAAGATTTTTACGGAAGAGACAGAGAGTTTGATGATAATTGCAACGATTGGAAATCCAGTGATTTGAGAAATGAGTTAAACACTGATCTCCGCAAAAAGATTGAAAGCGAATTAGGGACAGATTCGCTGGTCGAGTTTGAACGCAATTTACTTTCGTTAGATGGTCAGACGGAATATGGAACTTGTAGAGATTATGTTTCACTTATTTCCGTGGATGAATACCGGAAGTATAGAAAGTTCCTGCCGAATAGGGGTAAATGGTGGTGGACACTTACACCAGACAGCACGGCTTGTAATAATGATGACACCTATGTTCGGGTTGTTTCTCCGTCCGGTAACGTCAGCAGCCGTAGCTTCAGCTGCAGTCGCGGGGTGCGCCCAGTTTGTATCTTTTCCTCTTCAATCTTTGAATCTTGTGAGGAAGATGATGATTAATGGCAGAGAATGATCTGAAAGTAATTCAAAAGGCGAAGGAACTGGCCACCCATACATTGAAAGTGACCAGTAATGCCAACCGATATCCAAAAAAATATAGATTTTCACTTGTTGATAAAATGCAGAATAAGTCAATGGAAATCTATGAAATGCTCTTTGAAGCGAATAGAACGGATATCAAGAATTATAAAAGAGATCGACTTGAGATGCAGACAAAGGCAATTGCATATTGCAATGAACTACTTTTCTACATAGAGATGTCCTATGAGCTAAATATCATCAGTGAAAAAAGCGTGGAATATTGGTCAAAGTTGGTATCTGATGTAAAACATATGGCTATTGCATGGAGAACCAAAGACCGGAAAAGATAAATACACTTTAGGTTCGTTTCCGTTAAGCGGTTGTTTCTCCGTCCGGTAACATCAACAACAATAACTACAACAACAGTAACGGGGTGCGCCCATTCTGTATAACAGGGAGTCAGAGTAGGCATCAAGCCGAAATCGGGAAAGATACAAAAAGGAAACGGACCGTCCTCATAGAGGTAAATATAAAGGAGTACCAATGGATAGAGAAATTGTCACGGATTATGGGAATCTGTATTACGCTTATCGAAAAGCTAAGTCTGGCAAGAAATTTAATAGCAGCACTGCAAGATTTTCTAATGTCGCTTTAGACGGAATCAATATCCTAAAAGAGCAGTTAGAGAATCAGACATATACAGTTGCTCCGTATAACCGGTTCGAAATATATGAGCCGAAACAAAGAGTAATTGAATCATGTTCATTTAAAGATAAGGTAGTGCAACACATACTCTGTGACAACATTCTGCATCCAAAATTGAAGAATGTATTTATAAAATATAATTCTGCCGGACAAATAGGAAAAGGAACACTGTATGCATTAGATGGATTAAGGGACCACATGGAATCATTCTATCAGAGACATGGCGTAGACGGATGGATATTGAAATGCGATATAAGACATTTCTTTTACGAAATTGACCATGAAATACTGAAAGATATTGTAGATTATTTCTTCCCAGACCCGTACACAACATGGCTGAATCATACACTGATTGATAGTAGCAAGAATCCAGGTTTACCACTTGGCAATCAAGCCGGACAGGTATATGCACTGCTTATGGTCCATGCAGTAGATTGTATGGCAACCGGCGAGCTTGGAATTACTGAATATGGAAGATATATGGACGATTTCTACTTGATTCATCAAGATAAGGAATATTTGAAATGGTGTTTGGAATGCATCAAAGAAATGCTAAAAACACTTGGACTTGAATTGAACGGAAAGACACAGATTATACCGTTTAGAAAAGGAATGCGATATTTAGGGTTCCATCATTATATGACGGCTGATGGAAAATATATTCGGAAGCTGACCGGAGAGAACAAGCGGAAGAATAAAAAGAAATTCCGAAAATTGGTGAAAGACGTGAAAGCTGGGAAACTCACGGAAGAAAAATTCTATGAGAAATATAATTCATGGAAGAACCATGCATTGCATGGAAATTGTATTAAGTTGGTTCATAGTATGGATCTGTATATAGAGGAATTGATGAAAGAGGTGACATAGTGACACGACAGGAACAGGAAGATCAGGAACAGGAACAATATCTTGCAGAGTGGTCTAAAAAGCAGAAAGAGAAGCGAGAAAAGAGGAAACGAAAGCTTTGGTTTAGGAGGAATAGAAAGTGAATAAAAAAGAAATATTAGAAATCCGTCAACAGTTCGCACCGGAGAATTGCTCAATCACCCGTATAGCCGGATGCTACGTGGATGGAGAAAAAGAGAAACGGATGGAAAGAGAAGAAGCGTTTCTTTCACTGCCGGAAGAACAGGCATTTAAGTATTTTGACATCTTCAAAAAGACGTTATCCGGGAAAATCGGAAAGAACCTGTTGAACCTGGACTACAAACTGAAAGAAAGCAGAAGCAGCGACCCAGAGGGCGAAGAACATGAACTGTTGATGAATCTGAGGGAAAGCAAGCTGAGAGACCCGGCATTACTGGACGAATTCTACGAAAAGATTCTTACGTCTTATGACTGCGCTGAGAATTACTACATCGTACTTATCCATGCAGTATATGACGTACCGGGAAAGACATCGGACGGAGAAGTGTTGGAAGATGCATCTGAGGAAGTATACGATTTCATTCTTTGTTGCATCTGCCCGGTGAAGCTTTCAAAAGCCGGTCTTACTTACAACGGGAAAGATGAACGGATGGAAGAGAGAATCCGTGATTGGGTAGTAGATATGCCGGACAAAGGCTTTCTATTCCCGGCATTTAACGACAGACAGACGGATGTACATAGCGTACTCTATTACACCCGGAAATCTGCCGAGGTACAAGAAGAAATGGTTCGTGAGGTACTTGGAATTGATTTTGTTGCATCTGCCGATGAAGAGAAAGATAAATTCGGTAAGTTGTTAAAGGATGTACTTGGAGAAGATGCGGACTGTAAGACCGTGAAAGATATCTATGAGGGCATATCCGAAGAGATGGAACGCCATGCAGAAGACCCGGAGCCGTACAAAATTGATAGGAACGAACTGAAAAAGATATTCTGTAACAGCGGTGTACCAGATGAAAAGATGGAAATGTTTGAGGGTGCTTACCGGGAGAATATCGGGAATGTGCCTGTTATGGCAAGTAACATTTGCGACAACAAGGTGGTTAATATCCAGGTTCCAGAGGGAAAGATAACTATCGATGCAGATTTCATCAGTAATCTTGAAATCAAAGAAGTTGACGGAAGAAAATGCATGGTACTGCCAGTAGATTGTGTAGAAGTTAACGGAATTTCAACGAAAGCGTAGGTGTGAGAGATGAAATATAAGGTTGGAGATAAGGTAAGAGTAAGAAGTGACTTGAAGGTTGGAAAGGGCTACGGCGAACATGCTTTTGTGCATAATATGTTCAAATTTGTGGGAAAGATTGTAACAATTGAAAGTGTATGGAAACGAGGATATCGCATTGAGGAAGACACATATTGGTGGACAGATGAAATGTTTGAACCAGCAGAAGAAATGAGTGCGGAAGAAGCGATTAGATTACAGGGAGAAATATGCATGAGTTTGATGTGTAGGGAATGCCCTATTGATAAGTTAAGGGAAGATTCACATTTGGAATGTGCCGAATTCAGAGCAAAACATCCAGAAGAGATTGCCAAAATCCTCAAACAGTGGAAAGCAGATCATGAGAAAAAGCCGATTGAGACGGAATTTATATGGTATCTGTTGGTAGTAGAAGAAAAAACACATATTGTGAAGTATGAAAAACCATTAAAGATTGAACGTGAAAGAACAACGGATGAACAAAAAGAAGAACTTCTTAGAGAATGGTGCTCTGAACACGATGGAAAATACTATGTAACAACTGAGCGCAGATGTGTAGTAAAGGAGTAACCATGAACACAGGAGAAAATGAGGTGAAGCGACATGAAAATCAGAGAGTTAGCCGAATATTGCAATTCAATAGAAATTGACTGTGACAAATGTGAGCACAAAGAACTGTGTGATGGACTGCAATACAAACTGGAAGATATTTCACCACTTGGCTTAATTGATCTTGTAGATGAAAATACAGAGTTGGATTAAAAACAATCAGAAAGGAGTACGGAGCTCCGGCCGGGCAAAGATATATCGGCTCCTTTCGAGAAAATGAAACAGAGAAGAATGATTGACAGAAAGGAATAACACTTATCCTAGTGAAACTAGGTTGCTGCTGAATCAGAATCGGTAGCGTAAAGTTTGATAAATGCTAGATTGGAACGGCTCGGTTCTCCCGTGTAGTGCGGAACAGACTAATGGTCAGAGGTGATAACTCCCAAGCCTATAGAGCAGATTGTAGAATTGCCATACACAGATAACGTGTAGTATGGCGTGTGGATTTAGTAGACAAAAGTATAAAGAGATTGGTAACTGCAAGTGAAATGTCACTGCATCATTACGGTAAGCCACTTGTGTGTGAGTATTCAGGCGGTAAGGATTCAGATGTGCAACTTCGGTTGTTTGAGATGGCGAAAATACCTTATGAGGTACATAACAGTCACACAACAGTGGATGCGCCCGAAACCGTATATCATATACGGGATGTGTTTCGACAACAGGAATTAAAAGGCGTGAAGTGTAGCATTGATTATCACGTACAGCCGGATGGACGCAGGCTGACAATGTGGAATCTGATTCCAAGAAAACTGATGCCACCTACAAGACAAGTCCGGTATTGTTGTTCTGATTTTAAAGAGGGTGGCAATGAAAATCGGATGATCGCAACAGGTGTAAGATGGGCTGAAAGTATGAAACGAAGCCGTAGAAGTCCATTTGAAGTATTGAAAGCAAGTGCTGATAAAAGTATAGGCGTATCAGATGAAATGATGCTCCTAACGGATAACTATGATACCAGAAAGTTATTTGAAAGTTGCGAGATGAAAGCAAAGACTGTAGTGAATCCGATCATCGACTGGAAAGATGAAGATATATGGAATTTTATTCACATAGAAAAGGTCCCTGTATGCGAATTGTATGGATGTGGATACGAAAGATTAGGATGTTTAGGGTGCCCGCTTGCCAGGAAGTCACAGAGGGAACGTGAGATGCATGATTATCCAAAGTACAAACAAGCTTACATCCATGCTTTTGACCGAATGTTGGAAATGCGAAGATTGAAAGGGAAGAAAACACAGTGGACTTGCGGAGAAGAGGTTTATCACTGGTGGATGCAGGACACGAATGTTTTCGGACAGATGCAGTTATCGGATTTTATGGAGGTATAAAGATTGTACATCGAATTAAAAGAGATAGACAAAGACACATTGAAAGTCGGGGATGTGGTAGGAGTTATGAGAACCGTCCAAGCCGGATGGAGATGTGGCTTCCGTCACGCTCTAATTACTCCGGCAAAAATCATCAGAATTACTCCGAAGCGAACAAAGTTTGTGACAGATAAGTTCGGAGATCACGACAGGTATGAAGCGTTTTACGAATGTAATTTCAACGCTGAAAAAGAAAATGAATTGGCAGAAAAATTCGTGCAGCTTAAGGAAAGTTTATGGGATATTGAAATATTCCAAAAAGGTGGATTGACCAGAATCAGTGATGAAGATTTGCCGGAAGTAGCGGAACACATGGAAGCAATGATGAAGATTTTGGAGAAATATAGAAAGGAATAACGAATGCATATAGAAGCAAGACCTATGGAGTTGAAAGAAGCACAAGATTATATAAATACATATCATCGACATCACAAAGCAGCTCATAGAGATAAATTTAGAATTGCAGCCACAATAGATGGAAAAGTTGTTGGAGTGGTTCAAGTTGGCAGACCTGTATCGAGAGTATTGGACGATGGCAATACATTAGAAGTGCTTAGATTATGTACAACTGGAGAAAAGGATATATGTAGTTTTCTATATAGCAGAGCCGCACGAATCGCAAAAGAAATGGGATATTCAAAAATTATAACATATATTCTTGAATCCGAGAATGGCGCAAGTCTTAAGGCGTCTGGATGGACTTGCGAAGCTGATAAGATTGGCGGATCTGATTGGAATACGCCGGCTAGACCAAGAGAGATAGTGGCGAGTCAAATGAGCTTATTCCCAGAAAAACAGAAATATCCGATTAATGAAAAGAAACAAAGATGGAGTAAGCAATTGAAGTAACAAATAATAGCACCTTGACAATTGAATATTGATGTAAAAGTCAGTATTCAATTGCCGGGAGAAAGGACGAAATTATGGTGTATGTAAACCAGAAAGAAGTAGATGAACTGAACGAAAAGTTGAAAAAGATAGATGAGAATTTAAGACTTGGAAGATTCGGCTCAAATAAAAACAATGAAGTTACAAATGTAGGTGTGACCATTGCAGTAAAAGGGAATAAGAAAAAAATAGATGCTTTAAAAGATATGGGATTTGAAATTGTAAATCGATTTAAAGAACCTGAGCCGTTTACAGCTGGATATGCATCTGGAAGATATAAAGGATACGGAATGTTTGTGACTATGGAAAAACCATTGTAAGGGATGGAGAAAGGAACGAATTATGAGAAGTTACGAAGTTAAATTGCCGAGAGGTATTGAAGTAGATATCTTTAATCTTCCAGAGGATTTTGAAGAACAGATAAAAAAGTCATTCAAAGGCTATACAGCAGAAACAGCAAAAGAATATAGATATTGCGACAAGTTAGGATACATTGATTGCTGCATCAAACATCTAAACGATGGAAAGTGTTCTGACGATATCGTAAACGAAATGGTAGAAGGACGTATTCTTTATGAATGGAGAGAAAACGGAGAAATCATTACGGAAGATGACATCTACTGCTTTGAGTTTATGGAAGAGTGCTACAACAGAGGAAAAGAAGATGCAAGGCTGTATTCTCACTTCGGCAGTGATGACCACCACATTTACGATCAGATTCAGAAAATGCTTGTAAAAGTAATTACAATTATAATGAATTACGAGGATTGATGAGAAAGGCGGTAAAAGATGAGAATCATTAGTCAAGATGAAACGATTGATGTTCCTTATGAACATACAACTTTGATAAGGGAAGGTACTGAGATATATTTAAGCTCAATAAAACTTAGGGATACATTAATTGCGAAATATTCCACCGAAGAGAAAGCTATTAAGGCTATGGAAATGTGCAGAGAGAAATATCTTTCCAGAATGGAATTAGATGGTGGCTATGACATTGTGAACAAATGCTATGTACAACCTAATTACTGGGTACTGCCTAAGGTATTTCAGTTTCCAAAAGATGAAGAGGTGCAAATATGAGTAGAAAAAGATCATTAAAAGAGATACAAGAAGACATTAGAACGCTGACAAGAGTACCATCGGAATTCATTCATGCGAAACTGGACGAATTGGCAGAAGAGATTGTGGAGTTAGCAAAACCAAAGTGGATTCCATGCAGTGTGAAATTGCCAGAGGAATCGGACTATTATATGGCATGCATTTATGATGAAGATGTGGATGAGTATGATTTCCGAAAAACATGGTTTGCTCATGAAGATGATTACGACATGGATGAATCTGAATGGAGAGAGTTACAACCGTTTGAAAAGGTAATCGCATGGATGCCGTTGCCGGAACCTTACAAAGGAGAATGATATGAGCAGACTAATTGATGCGGATGCAGAAATTGCAAGAATTGAAGAAGAGATAATGAAATTGACAAAAGCAATAGTGAGATGGCAAGCGAGAAAATTTGAAGAAAACACACTATATGATATAGATGCAAAAATTCAAGAATTACAAAATAACAGAACTAACTGTAGAGTTGAAATCCGAACATTAAGGAATTACAAAACAGCGTTTGATGTGGAGAAAGTTCTGAATGAATTAAAGCATGAAGAATCAGAAGCACTTAGAAGATATAGTGAATCAAAAGGAACGGCTTATGCATTTTCAGATAAATGTTCCTGTGATAATTGGGCGAAAGCCATTGAAATTGTGAAACGAGGTGGAAGAGATGAAGAATATGAATAGAGAAATACTTTTTAGAGGAAAACATATCCATGCAATGGATAGCAACGACCATCTTAATGGAACATGGGTTCATGGCTATCTTAGTGACAAGAACTATATCTACGATAAAAGTCTCGAGGGTGAATTCCTGGTTGATGAAAATACGATTTGCCGATATGTGAATTTGACTGATTTAAAAGGCGAGGAAATATGGGAAAACGACATTTTGATGTGTCATGGCAATCCGGATGATCTTGTAAAAGCAGTATTCGGAGAGTTTAACGTCATAGAAGTGGAAAGCGAAGAAGTAATAGACAGTGTAATTGGATGGCATTATGAAGTGATTCCAACGGATGAATTAAGTAAATGCGAGCCGTTCTGTTATTCGATGCCACTTACGGACACGTATATCAAGTTAAATGAGATGGAAGTTGTCGGCAACGTATTTGACAACCCGGAATTATTGGAGAAAGCGGAATGAGAAGATGGTTGGTGGAACGACTGAAAGATGAAGTTGTCATAACGATTATGAAAAATAAATTAGATGGCACATATTCTTTTATAAATCTTACGAAAGAACATATATGCCCATGCAAGTTTGAAAGTGTAGACGATGCTTTAAAAGATATAGATGAGAAAATTAATAGTGGAGAGGTTATTAGATATTTTGAATTAAGATAATCGAAACGGATAGGCAGGAATCATTAAAGAAAGGTGAGAATAAACATGGCGAAGATATTTAAAGTAAGTGGGTATTTTGTAGATGCAAATGGCGTTAGAGGATGCGCTTAATGATGAATGCATTGGAAGAAAAAACAAAGGAGAAGACGGTAAAAAGAAAGAAAAACTACTATTTGGTCAAAAGTGATGTATTAGGATATGCAAAAAGGAAGGGATTGATTAATGGCCGGAGTAAGAGACAAATATCTGAGAGGGGCACATAAAGACATCTACTATATAAGCGAAGAAGATGAAAAAAAGATGTTGAACGAATGTCAGAGGATGCGTGGAAACGATCAACTTGAATTACTGAAATGGTGCCAAAATGCGAATAATGACTTGTCGGGTATATTGTTCTTCTCACTTATAACAGGAATCGGATATGACTATATAAGCAAAAGATACTGGATACCGATTGCAAGAAAAGACTTCCAAGGCTATCGGAGGAAAGTCTTGGATGAAATGTATAGGTGGATACTTTGGGGAGAACATGACGATGGAAAGATGGCAGAAAGGCTATTCGGAATAAAAAAACACAAGCACGGGAATACTACCGAAAAGGAGTGATGCGGATGGTAAGAATATATGTGAACGGCAAACAGGTGACAAAAGAAGAACTTTCGAATTATGAAATCCATAACAAGGCGGTAAAAAGGATTCTTTCAGAAAAGTTGACAAAAAATAAGTGATATTTTAGAATTGACCTTGATAGAATCTTGGTCAATTCTTTTTTAATTGAAAGGAGAATTGACATGAAAAAATTAAATGTAGGTTATATGAGAGTGTCTACAGAAGCACAGACCGAAAAGTATGGTCTTGATGTCCAAGAAGACAAGATAAAGGAACTTGCCAAGAAAAGGGGCGTGAAGATAGCCAGATGGTATGTGGACGGGGGATATTCCGGGAGCAATATCCAAAGACCGAACATACAGAAACTTCTGGAAGATGCAGAAGCCGGAGAAATACAGGCAGTATACATCTATAAGCTTGACAGAATGAGCCGTGATGTTGTAGATACTCTTACGCTTGTGAGTAAGCTCTTACCAAAATACAATGTAGAGGTGGTATCAGCCACAGAGGATTTGCGGAACGAAACACCGATGGATCGTGTGATGTTGGGTGTTAATGCTGTGATGGGGCAGTATGAGCGTGAGGTTATCTATATGCGTACAAGAGCCGGTATGGTGGAACGTGTAAAGCGTGGACTGTGGATGGGTGGCGGTACGATACCTTATGGATATAGGTACGACAGGAATGACGGGATATTACATATCATCCCGGAAGAAGCTGAAAAGGTAAAAGCTATCTTTCAGATGTTCCGGGACGGATATTCATGTGATAGGATTCAAAAAATTCTTGGGATGCATTCGGAGAAGCTTGTATCGAACATTATTAGGAGAATAGCCTATGTAGGTAAGATACAGTATAAAGGAAGAGTGTACCAAGGCTTGCATGAACCGATCATAGACGAAAAACTATTCTATGAAGTACAGGAAGAGATAAAAAAGAGATCCACAAATGCTTATGTAAGCAACAAGCATATGCTTACCGGTTTGTGTTACTGCGGAAAATGTGGCACAAAAATGCGGATGCAGAAGTGGGGAAAGTATACCAAGATAGTATGTTACTCACAGTACAAGGAAAAAGAGCATATATCTAAGACAGGGAACCCTTGCAAGAACAAAAAGGTGCGGGCAGATGTGGTGGAAAAAGAAGTAGAGGACTGTTTTAAGCGATTCATCGTTAATGTCGAAGAAAAAGAGAATGAATCTGAAAGCACTAGGAAGATGATAGAAAAAGAGATATCACTAAGCGAAGCAAAGCTGAAACGCCTATACACATTGTATGCAAGCGGTAGCTCTGGTACAGATACGCTTTTTGGTGTTATCCAGGAAGAAGAAAAAACACTGAAAAATCTACAGGAAGAACTAAAGGCAGAAGACATCCGGGAGAAAGCTGGACGGGGAGAAAAAATAGAGAAAATAAAAGAGATGTCCAACGTGTGGGATACACTGACGGATTCCGAGAAAAACAAGGTGCTAAAAGAGTGCGTTGAAAAGGTAGTTATCACAGGAGATGACATAGACATACATTTTAGCATATATTAATAGGTACTTTCTCGTGTTCCAACCATCATCCCAACAGCGGTAGGAAGTGGAGAAAAAGAAGAAAAGACCAAGATTCTATTATATGATTAAAAAAAGCAAAGACGTGAGCCGGAAATATAAATATATAGATTAAGAGAAAAGATTTTGAAAATAATTGAAATCTTTTATTTTTTTACTTGACTAGTGGACACCACTGTGATATAATAAAGACAGTTAAGAAAGGAACACATCACAGGAGGAAGAAAAATGAAAAAATATGATTTGGTAAAAAGAACGGCAGAAATTAAGTATAAAGATAGAAAAGAAATTGAAGAAGGATGCACGGCTTTTGACGATTCGCCGGAATATATAAAAACATTCGATACACTGGAGGAAGCGAAAAAGGAACTTGCAAAACGTAAAACAGATGTTAGCAAATTTTCTTACCACGGAATGACATTCTACAAGGTTGAAGAGTATGTAATTGAAGAAAATGAATTTGAATATGACGAAGACGAAAGCAAATTTGTACAGACAGATTTTATTGACACATTAGAAAGCACAGAGATGAAAATTGAAGTCGTTGAAATACCTAGCCATGAAACAATAGCGATCTGCTCAAGCCTGGAAGAAGCGGAAGAAGCGGAAGACAATTACGAGGGCGAAAACGAAACATGCATAATGATTTAATAAAGCATTTCAGACGGTCCTTATGTCGGATTCTACGACGGTGGAGAACTTGACGGCACATGTGCACTTAAAGTATCTGAAAACAATATCGAAGAAATGATTGAAGCTGTAAAATCTTACGTAGAAAAAACATACTTAATCGGTGGAAACGTAATGCAATACGGAAACGATAAAGACGAAATCATTATAAGAAACGCGGAAGTGATTGCAATATTGCGATAAAAAGGAGATAGTAATGGAGAAAGCAAAAAGAAACGTCATGATAAATAAAGCCGGAGGAACATCTGGCAAGAATACAAAGAACTACCGTATTTCTGTTCCGGTAGGAATGATAAAGGCACTGGGCGTTACGGAAGATGATAGAAGTGTTGTCCTAGAAGAAAAAGACGGAGTGATAACTATTAAGAAAGAAAAAATGAAAACCATTGACTAGTGGACACCACTATGCTATAATAAAGACAGTTAAGAGAGGAACACATTATAGGAGGTAAAAACAATGACGAATGTAGAAAAAATCTTAGAAACAATTAAAAAAAATGATTATAGCGTGGTAGCAATTCGCCATTGTTGCCCGGATGAAGAATATAAAATTGGTGACATTTGCAGAAACAGCTTTGCGTGGAATGAAGAATATGAGTGCAGTTCATATGACACAGAAGAACCAGAGGAAATGGACGGCGTATGTGGATACGCAATGTTTGAACTGATTGACACTGATGATGTAGAAGAAGCAAAAGAGATAATCGAAAGAGCTATTGAAGAATCATCTATCTACGATGGAAACAACATTGTAATAATCGGTGGGGACTCTTACTCTTATGGGAATGACGAAAACGAAGTAATTGTTGAAGAAGCAGAAGTAATTGAAATTGTATAAAGGAAAAAATGAGCGAATGGAACGAAATTTTAAAACAATATGAAAGAAAAAAGGCATAGCTAAAAGCCATACCTAAATTCTGAATTTCTTCTTAAATTCTAACATCTTTCAACTCAACGTTCCACCATTGACTGAAACGACACTCACGAAAATCATGGAACCGTGAGAATCAACAAAGATTGCTGATAGATATATATTAATCTAAAAAAGATAAAAAGTCAATATCAAAGAAATGAACATAGAGCAACCAAACATTGAAAAAATGTGCATTTTATGGTAAAATATAAGTATCAGAATAGAAATAAAACTAAATAACGGGGACAATGAAATAGCACTTCTGACGGTAAGATGTAATTATCGTGGGAGGTGCTATTTTTTGTATGTGGAAAAGGTAGGTGAGTGTATGGCAAATCTAAATAGCATTGCTAAAAAGTTACAGAAAGCAATACTGCAAAAAGGATTAGTTATAAAAATGGGGACAAGTCAGTTTTATTCCGTGGAGCAAAATAGACTTATCACCATGCACATCCTATCTACCAGAGTGTTAGAGCGAAAGAAAAACGGGGAATGGAAATATTATGAATATGGAATTCTCCGAACAGCATCGCAGATAGAGATTGTAAATTGTTTAAATGATATATGGAGGGCGGTGAAAGAATGATGGAAAACTATACAGAGATACCAGTAGAATTAAACAAACCAGACTCACGTGATATGGAAGAAATGCAGAAGAAATTCATTGACATGATTACAAAGAATGAAAAGCTGAAAGAAAAGAATGAGTATTTGCAAAAAGAGGTAGAAGACGCAAAGGCTGTCGGAGGACGGGCACTGTGCGAAGTACAGGAACTTATTGAAAAGAATAAGAGACTGGTAGAAGAACACAACAGACAGAATGGAACAATACAGGCACTTAACATTGCACTGGATGTCATTACAGACAGATACAGTAACCTTAGAAAGAGACTGTGTAGAACAGACAAGGGCGGTGAGTAGCATGGACGTACAGTTTTTAAGATGCCATTCTAATACTAAAAAATGTACTAGTGTCAACAATGATGGTAGCAGATCTGAAAAAACATGGGAATGCAGAGACGGAGATATATATATTGCACCAGCAGAGATACCAAGAGAGGGAACGGTTATACTTGCAAAAGTAGAGAGAGGAAAGAACAGAAAGTGGTCTGTTAGTAAAAAGGCAATAGAGATTAGCGCAGATATGGTAAGAAAGTGTTTTAGTAAAGTAGATGAATATATGGAAGAGGGTGGGTAGATGCAGAAAGGAAAAGAACTCACTCCGAAGCAGAAAGCATTCGCAGATGAATACCTGACTGATCTGAACGGGACAAGAGCTTATAAAGCAGTCTATAAAAATGTGAAAAATGATGCGACAGCAGCAGCAGCAGCTTCGAGATTGTTAAAAAACGTTAAAGTAAAAGCCTATATTGCTGAACGAATGAAAGAGATCCAGAACGAAAAGACAGCAGACCTCGAAGAAGTGATCCGGTTCTTTTCTTCCGTCATGCGTGGAGAAGTAAAAGACCAGTTCGACCTCGACGCTACTATATCCGACCGCCTGTCTGCCGGGCGTGAACTCATGCGTTGGTATGAGAAAGCCGATGGAGAAGAAAAAGATACTGGTGGAATTACAATCATAAATAACATTCCGAAACCGGAGGGCGCAGATGGGGGAGATTAAGCTTACCGATGTGATAGCTCCGGCTTTTTACGGTGTACATTGGGATATCATAGATGGAAAACATACGTATTATGATTTGTTTGGCGGTCGAGGTTCGACTAAATCATCTTTTATCGGTACAGAGATACCACTTGGAATGATGCAAGACGCAGTAAATGGCATACATTCAAATGCGGTAGTGTTCCGAAAAGTCGGGAATACACTAAGAGAATCGGTATTTGAACAAATCGCATGGGGAATAGATGCACTTGGAGCATCGGACGAATGGACATCAAGTTTGAGTCCTATGCAATATGTGTATAAGCCGACAGGGCAGAAGATAATCTTCCGTGGATTGGATAAGGCGAAAAAGACGAAATCCATAAAGATTAGCAAAGGATATTTTAAGTACCTATGGTTTGAGGAATTGGACGAATTTGCCGGAATGGAAGAGGTACGAATGACACAACAGTCTGTTCTCCGTGGTGGCGAAAAATTCGTAGTTTTTAAATCGTTCAATCCACCGATCAGCAACAGCAACTGGGCGAATAAGTACGTAGCAGAGCCGAGAGCGGACAGCTTAAGGCACAAAAGCGATTATAGATCTGTTCCGGTAGAATGGTTAGGGCAACAATTCATTGATGATGCTGAGTATCTAAAAGCAACGAATCCGAGAGCTTATGAGCATGAGTATCTTGGAATCCCTGTAGGACTTGGAACAAATATCTTTGAACTTTTAGAGATCAGGGAAATTACTGATGAAGAAATAAGTAGGATGCAATCTATCTACCAGGGCGAGGACTGGGGATGGTTCCCAGACCCGAAAGCATTTTTACGTGTTGCTTATGTTCCAAACCAACAGAAAGTATACGTACTGGACGAATTGGGCGGTTGCAAGATAAGAAACAGCGAGATGGCACGACAAATCAAAGAAAAGGGATATGATGATTGCGCTATCTACTGTGGAGTAGATGAAGAAGAGAGCATTGTTGACTTCCGTGATGCCGGACTTCCGGCACGTAAAGCAATCGTAACACCGGGTAGCCGGAAGTATACGTTTGAGTGGTTGCAATGCCGTACATTGGTGATTGACCCAAGACGGACACCAAGACTGTACAAAGAGGTTATAGAATATGAGCATGAGCGAGATGGCAATGGTGAAGTGATAGCAGATTATCCGGACGGTAACGACCACTGGATTGATGCGTTGAGATATGCTACTAGTCCGATATCTATGAGACGTGGACAGAGTGCGTAGGAAAAGGTGAGCAGATGGGAATTATAGACAAGATAAAGGCGGTGTGGGATAAAGTGTTTAAAACAAACGATGTAAAAAAAATATTCGGAATAGAAACGGGGCGGTCATCTAATATGGATACCGCCCTGTCGAAGTATAAAGACATGCGATCTGGTATTCCGTATTGGTGTACCGGGAGGATAAAGCCGACAAGGTTTTCAAATGTGATTTGTCGTGAGATAGCGAACCTCACACTGTTCAATGCAGATATACAGATTACAGGGAATGATGAACTGCAAAAGAGATTTGACAGAGTAATGAACACCTTACAGGAGAAACAAGAGGAAAGCTGTGCGACCTGTGGAATGATGGTTAAGAGTAATGGTGATGATGTGGAATTTTTGGACCCGGATTACTTTCTGATTACAGACACCAATACGGACGGGGATGCGTTAGCGGCTATCTTTTTCTCCTACCTTAAGAAAAACGACAAATACTACACAAAAGCTGAGTATCACAGATTCGAAGATGTCGGACTGGAACGTGTATACCATATATCCAGCAAAGCTTTCAAATCGGATAACAAAGATATGATCGGTACAGAGATTACGCTTGACAGGGTGGATGAATGGAAAGATATTGAGCCAGAAGTGTACGTACATGGGTTAGAGTATCCACTGTTCGTTTATTGGCGAAATCCTTATGCGAATGCGATTGACAAGGAATCTCCATTGACTGTCCCGGCATTTTCAGAATGTATCGAAGAATTGAGATGGCTTGACATTGCATTAAACATGATGGGAGATGAAACGGAAGACAGTAGGCATATTACCTATGTACCGCAGACAGCTATTGAATATGCAAGCAAATATTCCATTGAATTGCCAAGATTTATTCAGGGTATCGAAATGGGAGCGAACGAAGATAGCATCAAAGAGCACGTTCCAACGTTATTAGTAACTGAGCGTGTAGAGGGAATTAACTTTTTGCTGTCCATCATCGGATATAAATGCGGATTCTCAAATGGATATTTCTCTTTCGATCAGAATCAGGGCATACAGACAGCAACACAGGTAGAATCTGACGATAGACGTACACTGCATACTATCCAGGCATTCCGAAACATTTTGGACGGAAAGAACCATGATGGAGTACTGCACAGAATCATCTACATCTTGTATGCAGTCGGCACAGCAAACGGAACTATCCCGGCAACGAACTACCAAACTGCATGTGATTTTGAAGACCTTGTATACAACTTAGAAGATGATCGTGCACGGTGGTGGAACTATGTTTTACAGGGCAAGGTCCCGGCATGGATGTATTTTGTGAAATTCGAGGGAATGACCGAAAGCGAAGCAAAAGCAATGATTGAAGAAGCACAGGAACAGAATAAGCCGGACAGTGGATTGTACGAAGAATAGGAAAGAGGTGAACCAAAATGGAATATCTTATCATAGACCCATCAACAAGAAAAATTACAATCCCCAAAAGTGAACAACTTTTTGGAGTGTACGGAGAGGGGAATATAGAGAGAAAACATTTCAAATGTCCTAAGATCGTAGGAGATAATGTCGACTTGTCTGACTGTTACATTTTCGTAAATTACTATACTGCAAAAGGATTGCCGGGGAAATATACCGTAAAAGATGTGAAGGTAGACGGGGAGAATATCACTTTTTCGTGGGAGTTAAAGCAACACATCTTTGACGCAAACGAGGATACATCTATATATTTTGCAGTAGAAGCGAAAAACAAAGATAAAGTAGAAGTGTTCAGAACCAGCCCGGCTACCGGAAAGACCAAAGAGACAATAGACACGGATACAGAGATTGAAGATACTTACGCTGATGTCATTCTGGACCTTATATCCAGAGTAGACACATTGGAGAAAGAACCTATTTCCGAGGAGAAGATAGAGAAATCTGTAAAAAGTTATCTGGAAAAGAATCCTATAGAAGAGACGGATCCAACGGTACCAGAATGGGCAAAAGCGGAAGAAAAGCCTACTTATACCGCAGAAGAAGTCGGAGCACTGCCGGACACAACGAAAATCCCGAAAAATCTGTCCAATCTACAGGATGATGCTGAACACCGTACTGTTACAGACACAGAAAAACAGAGTTGGAACAACAAGAGCAATTTTTCCGGCAACTATGAAGACTTACAAGGAAAGCCAACAATCCCCACAGTACCAACCAAACTTCCCAACCCACAATCCTTAACCATCACATATGGCGGTAAAGAGTACACTTATGATGGTTCAGAAGCCATTACCATAACCATAGAGACAGGTGGTATAGAGCGTATCGAAAAACTTTCTACAGACACTGCAGTAACCTTAGAGCCTAACAAGCTCTATGTATTTCCAGAGATGGAGTCGCTTACCTACACCATCGGTGAGGGAACAGGAGAAGTGCATTTTATCTTTAAAAGCGGAGCAACGGCTACAAGGGTAGTACATCCAGACGGTGTGAATATCGGTAGCTTTTCGGTCGATGTGAACAAGATATATGAGGTGTCAATCTTAGAGGGGCTGTTGACGTCCCAGAATTGGAGTGTGAGCGTTGGAACGTAGAAGAACATTAGGAAGTGAGGTGGAAAGTATGATAAATGAAGAGTTTGAATTATTAGGCGAAATTGATGTGTCAAATTTTGCGTTTGTAAATTCTGTTATGCTTGAAAAGACCTGTGACTGCTCAGAACTGTTGTTGATATGGACAGACATGGAAAATTCGACTAATACAGATTCTACGGTAATGGTAAATATTAATGATATTGCGGCAGATTGCGGAGCACCTAGAACATCTAAGAAAGGAAGCAAAAAGAATGGATATACATTATATAAATGTTTAAACAGGTGCGGAACAATAGCAGTATCACATACCGGAGCTGGTAGCAAAACAATGTATAGTGGCAATGCAGGGAATGTTATGATTCCTTACAATTTGATGCCGATTGCGGAGAAATTTAGGAAAATAAAAATCTACAACGGTGGAACACAATATTATGCAACATCTGGCACTATAAAAGTTTACGGGAGGTAATTGACATGAATCTTAAATTAACGCACAATCTTGTCAGTCAGTCAGTCAGTCAGTCAGTCAGTCAGTCAGTCAGTCAGGGCGATTGTAATCTAGCTGATGAACTCCTGTCAAGTTGGGCGGTGGAATTATGAACCGCCGAAGAATGATGCTTATGAATGGACAGGAGGATGATGAGATGAAAGAATGGAAAACATTAGATACCGTTGTTCTGGAAGAAGATGCGAAAGTTATTACAGTCAAAATTCCAGATGCAAATGAAATAATAGTACTATTCTGGGGGAGAGAGAACAACGGTGATGATAGCATTAGTGGCACAGGAGTGGGGTCTGACGGACTAAGAATAAATGGTAAAGGAGTATCAAATTATCCATTGACATATCTGAGGAAAGCAGGAAGTGAATATTATACAAAGATTACAGCGGAAATTATAAATGGATTTTTGGATGGAACAATATCAAAAAAAGGAAATAATGAACTTGTAGGATTTCAAAATCTTTTGACGAATGTAGAATCCATAAAAGAAATATCGCTCGTTACGAACAATTTATTCAAAACAGGCAGTAAAGTAACGGTATTATATCGTTAGATAAGGAGTTGATACAAAAATGAAAAGTAATAAAATCCTAACAGACAGACAGACAGACAGACAGACAGACAGACAGACAGACAGACAGACGGAGCTTAGTTGATTCTAAATCCTGTGTCAAGAATGCCGTGGCATTATGTTGAGACGGCGAATGATGGCAAAGGCACAGGAGGTAGAAAATATGAAAGAGTGGCGATTAATAGCAGAAAGAACAATATCGGAAGGAACGAGCCGTATTGATATTACTACAGATGATGATGGAAAACCATTTTCGTGCAGTGAATTAATGATAGCAGTGAAGTTAAAAGCAGATAAGGATGGAGTAGTCCCTACATACCTATTAAATGGGAAATGGACTTCTGCATATCCATACATTGATGGAAAGAAACTTCCAGCTTCTTGGTTTGATAGCTATGTAATAAAAGCTTGTATTACATCTGGAATACAAATGCAAGAGTACATACCGAATAATGTTTCCAAATGGACTACGGCTATTGAGACTGCTATAACATCTTATTCTATTGCTGCGCAAAATGGAAATTTCGCATCTGGAACAGTCTATATTATTGGTAGATAAGGAGTTGATACAAAAATGTATGCAAAATTACAATACGGATTCTTGCGCAGTGCACCCAAAACGATTGTGCTTGATAGCAAAACAATCAACAATCCATTGCCGGAAGAATTGGAACAGTTAGGATATAAACAAGTGGTGTACACAGATATGCCGACAGATGCACCAAGCGGACAGCACTACGAATCTGGATGGGAAGAGGGAGACAAGATAGTTCAGACGTGGACTCTTACGGACGACCCAGTCTATCCAGAACCGGAGCTGTCCGCAGAAGAAGCACTTAATATAATCATGGGGGTGGTACAGTGACAAGAGAACAAGCAGAGCAGTTGCGGAAACTGTTGGAAAACCAGACAGCCAACATGACCGATGAACAAATATTGAAGTATCCAGACTTTGTAGAGAAGTGGGAAGCCGGGAAAACTTATGCAGTCGGTAAGAGATTGGAGTACAATGGCACCATTTACAAGGTGTTGACCGCTCACACCAGTCAGGCAGATTGGATACCACCGGATGCGCCGTCTTTGTTCGCCAAGGTACTTATTCCGGATGAAAATGTTATCCCGGAGTGGGAACAGCCGGACAGCACGAATCCATATGCTAAGGGCGACAAGGTTACGCACAACGGCAAGACATGGATTAGCACGGCAGACGGGAATGTCTGGGAACCGGGCGTGTATGGATGGGAAGAGGTATAAGGGGACACGTCGATCCGAAAGATAAATGATAATGTCTGTAAAGGAGGACTAAAAAATGGAACAGATTATAAATTATGTAAAACCAGAACTGGTGGTAGTATCTATTGCACTTTATTTTTTAGGAATGTGGATGAAAAATTCCAAGAGAATCAAAGACAATGATATTCCTATTTTTCTCGGTATAATTGGAATTATTATTTGCGGTCTATATGTGATTGCGACATGTAACTTGTCTGGAATGCAGAATATTTTTATGGCACTGTTTACGGCTATCGTACAGGGAATTCTTGTAGCCGGACTGAGTACATACGTTAATCAGATTATTAAGCAGATTGGAAAGGATGAATAATCATGGCAACAAGTACAATTAATATTATTGTAATCTGTGTGTTTCTGCTTCTTGTGATGATAATTCCAAACAGAAAGGACAAATAATGCTTACACCAGAATATCTCTTTCATGTGACCGAGGGCGCGGAAAAGATAACATCGGATATGCACAAGAACATCATGGACATGATCGTTGAACGTATAATGGTGCGTATAGGCCGTGGGGAAGATTATCTCCTTACGGCTACGGACAGGTGGCAGATACAGGTGCTACAGGAATCCGGCTACTTACTGGAAGACATACAAAAAGAGATTGCTGATAAAACGAAGAAGCAAGAGAGAGAACTTAAAAGCGCATTTGAAGAAGCTGGTATAAAAGCTATCGAGAGAGACGATGCGATATATAGGGCGGTAGGACTATCACCTACGCCCTTATTGCAATCTCCGGCATTGCTCAGAATACTGGAAAGAGATTATAACGCTACGTGTGGAGAATGGAGAAACCTTACACGAACAACGGCAGATGAAGCACAGAAGTTGTTTTTGAAAGAGGTTGACACCGCTTACCGCATGGCGTCAAGCGGTGCTGTATCATACACACAAGCCGTCAGAAATGCCGTTGACAGGATTGTAAAGCAAGGTGTTAAAGTATCGTATCCGTCCGGTAGAGAAATGAGCATAGAATCAGCCACGATGATGACTGTACGCACAGGGATAAGCCAGTGTTCCGGAGCAATCGCACTAAAACGAATGGAAGAATTGGAATGGGATACCATCTTAGTATCTGCACATGTAGGAGCGCGAACTGGTGATGGTGGTAACAATCCAACGAACCACTTTTGGTGGCAAGGAAAATTCTATTCCAGGACAGGAAAAGACAAAAGATTCCCAGACTTCCGAACATCGACAGGCTACGGAACGGTGACAGGGTTGTGTGGCGTGAACTGCCGACACTCTTTCGGATCCGGTGACGGTGAAAACAATCCGTATGCAGATATTAACCTGTCGAGCGAAGACAATATCAAAGCGGAAGAGCGTGCGAAAAAGCAACGGCTTATGGAAAGACGCATTCGAAACAGCAAGAGAGAGATTCAGAATTTGCAGACTGCTATAGATGCAAGCGGAGATGATAAGCTTAAATTCGAATTGCAACAGGCATATGACCGCAAATCAGCGGTGCTCAGACGGCAGAATAAGAAATACCGTGAGTTCTGCAAAGACAATGGTCTTAAAGAATATTCGGAACGGCTACGTGTAGCACAGTGGGATAGGTCACAAGCTGTGAGATCAGCAAAAGCAGCACAGAGATATCTTAATACGAAAGGTGATGTAAAATGAGTGGATTGACAAGAATGGCAAAAATGTGCAGAGAGTGTCCGTTTAAAGACAAGTGCAAGAATAAGCGGCTGGAGAAAGAAGCGTATCTTGCTCCTGTTGTCTCACCGATTATTGAAAATATGGCATCACCTGTATTAAAGGCTCATGATTACAGAAATGTAAAGGTTGCAGAAAACACTACAGTCACTATTGATACAGAGGAACTGAAAGAGAGAATGCGAAAAGAGATATACAGGCAAGCCGGAATCGGATTGAATTATGGAGCGTAACACATGGAACTAATAACACAGATACTTGCTATATGCGGTGCTATATCGGTTGTCGGTGCTGCTGTTGCGGTGCTTTCCGGGTGGTACAAATCATGGAAAGCACCAAAAGAAAAACAGGACAACCGTATAGAACAGATTGAAAAGCGAATAACGAACATTGAAACATCTATCACAGGGATTAATCAGAAACTTGATAACGATTATAAGAACATAAGGAATACGAGGGATGATATGAATCTATTAATGAGAAGTATGTTTAATTTGATTGAAAACAAAATCACAGGAAATAACATTGAGGGTTTAAAAAAAACTCGGGAAGAGCTTGTAAATGCTATGACGGACAAGAAACCAAAGGAATTATGAAAATATACTCTTTTACACGACCAGAACTTGACTATTTTGAATTAGAATGCAATTTCACATCGGATGAATTAAAACTGTTCCGGCTCCGTGCTAAAGCTATGCCTTTAGAAGACTGTGCGGAAGAAATGAATGTGAGCGTGTCTACGGTCAAGAGATTGAGTAGAAGAGTGAATGATAAGATTGAAAGGGTGGTATAGATGCACAACATGGTGTTGCCATATTATGAAAACTTAGAAAAAGAAATTGCAATGAAGCAACACGAAAAAGATGTTGAGAAAAAACTGAAAAGATATCTCAATAAAATCGGAAAGAAATTAAGGTGGGGAAAAAAGAAAACAGAAAACATTTTTCGCTTTCTTAACCGCGAAATATACCGATCTGCAATTGAAGAAATATATGAAGTCATGCCATCACCTTATACTGTATATTGGCTTCAAAAAGATAAAAAAACATGTCCATGTTTACTGACATGCGTTGTGATAAACCACGATTTTAGATTTGAGAGATACGATAAATTTTATTTTGATGATAAGGGAAATAAGATTTATCGTACATACGCAGAACTTAATCCAGATAGAAAGACATATTTTATAAATGATATTCCAAATACATTTATAAAATAAAAGATAGAGACGCAAAGAGGTGATTATATGATTGAAAGGGGATAAAGATATGAACTTCGGAGAAGCCATAAAATGTATGAAAAAGGGGAAGAAAGTTACACGTAATGTATGGAAAGAAAACTTTTTTAATGGGAGAAAACAGTTTATTTTTATTGGAAAAAACAAAGGCTTAACAGCAAAAACGTTTCTTCCAATTTTACCAGAAGAAGAACATTTTTCGGACTGCATTATGAGTTACACACGAAAAGGAAGCTTTCAGCCAAACTGGACACCAACACAAGAAGATATGCTTGCGGAGGATTGGGAAATGTATCCGCCAGAGGAAACGGTAGTCGATGAAACGCCGAACATTACGGCAGATGAAATGATTGATCTCAAAAACCGTATTGGGTGGAATATTAAATTTTATTCTACCGGGGAAACAATTATTTCTGAACACATGGACTATCAAAAGTTCTTAACCGGGGCAGAAAGTACATATACTCTGTCGTTTGCTGTTCCGAAAATGAAATTAAATGAATCAATGAAATTGCCGGATGAATGCCGGAATGTTATTGTTTCAGGGATTTTGTTCCAAGCGTATATTGCTAGGAATGTTTCCGATGATACACTTCGGCTTATAACCAAAAGTTCCTTATCCGAAAAAGAATTTTACACAATTATAGGATTAAAGAGGTGATTACATGATACCTAAAATTTTTAAAATAAGCGGATACCTCATAGACCCGACAGGCAGACTTGAACCACACCACATTAAGGCGAAAATGCTTTACGGCTGTGGATTTCCACTTGTAGGACAGCACATTCACGTACAGAAAGCAGAGATTAAGAAGTTGGATGAAAAGCATCCACTCATGAGAGAGAACTGTGATTTGGCAGAATGCGAGAAGTATTTCAATGACGAACCGTCGACAGTGAGCAATAGAAAAGTTGAACCCGGACAGGTGTACAGGCACTTCAAGGGCGAGACGGTAAAAGTCCTGTATATTGCACAGGATAGCGAAATGCCGGGACAGTTTAAGGTAGTCTATGAATGTTCTAATGGCGTGTGGTGCAGACCTTATGGAATGTTTGTGAGTGAGGTAGACAGGAAGAAATACCCGGATGTGAAGCAGAAGTACAGATTTGAGTTAGTGGAGGAATAAATGCAAAAGGTAAATATTCTTGGAACGGAATACGAAATAATTAGAGAAACGTTTGAAGAAGAAACGATTGATGGTTTTTGCGACTATACAGCGCATGTAATCAAAATCAGAAACAATAATGTAAACGAAGTTGGTGATTTTGAAAAACTTATGAAAAAGCAATTAAGGCATGAAATCATACATGCTTTTCTTGCTGAAAGCGGATTACAGGCAAACTTTGAACATTATAAACAGTTCGGACATGAAGAAACAATCGTTGACTGGTTCGCCATTCAATTTCCTAAAATCATGAAAGTGTTTGAAGAACTGGGAGTACTGTAAGAAAGGGCATAGAAAAATATGAAAGATTATGTAGAAGTAAACGAAGAAAAATGTGGTGAAGTCCATAATTGCATGTGTGCAAAAGAAAAAGATGGTAAAATGTACTGCCGTGGGTGCGGTAGTGTCATTGCGGAACATATTAAAAATTCAAAACGCGCAAAATAATAAGTGATACTTTTTAGAGACTTTAACGAACTGTTAAGGTCTCTTTTTTATGCGTAAAATGAAAGCATAGAGAACAACAAATACTAATTTACAGGAGGTATGAGTATGAATCCATATATGCCATATACACCGTACATGTCACAGGATGCTTATATGCAAGACCAGATGGCATTACGACAACGGATAGACAACTTATCACAGGCTCAACAGCAATACAAGGCACAGCCACAGCCGAACGTGAACTGGATACAGGTAGCCGGAATTGACGGGGCAAGAAATCAGATTGTACAGCCGGGAACAACGGCTTGGATGATGGATAACAATGCACCATACTTTTATGTTAAATCCGTTGACGGTGTGGGAAGTGTGACGTTTAAAGCTTTTGAATTTCATGAGGTACAGGCGAACAATCCACAACCTGTAGTGGAAAACATGGACGCTAAGTACGTGACAAGAGAAGAATTCAACAAATTACTGGATACATTAAAACCTCAGCCGGAAGAACAGAAAGGGGAGCTGACGCATGAGTAATCCGTTAATGGGAATGATGGGCGGTATGCCGGGTGGTAACAGTCCATTAGGAATGATTCAAAGAATGATGGGGATGATGCAAAATGCGCAGAATCCCGGAGCAATGTTACAGAATATGGCACAGAGCAATCCGAACATCAAAAAAGCTATGGATATGTGCCAAGGAAGAAACCCGAAAGATGTATTTATGGAGATGTGCCAGCAAAATGGCATGAATCCAAACGATATTATCAATAAAATAAAGTGATATCCGGACGGAGTGCACACGTCTTGATAAATAAAAGAAAAGGAGAACCAACATGAACGAGGGATTAAACACACTTAGTGCTGCCGATGTAGCAGCAGTCACAAGAAACAACGATGGAAACATGTGGGGTGACGGTGGATGGTTCTGGATCATCATTCTTGCTTTCCTGTTTTGCGGTAACGGATGGGGAAACAACAACGGAGCACAGGACGCTTTTATCTCTGACGAATTCGTGAAAAGAGATATCTTTAACACAAATCAGAATGTGTCTAACACAGCTTGCGAGACACAGAGAGACGTATTAGAGAACCGCTATAACACACAGCTCGGCTTGCAGAACTTACAGGCTCAGCAGTCTCAGTGTTGCTGCAACACACAGAAAGAGATCTTACAGAGTAGATATGATGCAGCATTACAGGCACAGAACATGCAGGCGCAGATGGCACAGTGTTGCTGTGACATCAAAGAAAGCATCTTAGCAGATGGACAGGCTACACGCCAGTTAATCCAGGATAACACGATTCAGAACTTGAGAGATAAGCTTGCTGATCGTGACAGAGATTTGCAGACAGCATATTGGCAGATCTCACAGGTATCACAGACCAATAACATTATTGATGCAGTGAGACCGACGCCAAAACCGGCTTATATGTCTTGCAGTCCATACTTTGCGTATAACGCATTTGGCAATGGTTGCTGTGCAAGTGGGAATGTGATGTAAGTGAACGATATATCACTACTTGACTTTCTGACAGTGTACGGAGTTGCTTTACAGATAGCGAATTTTAACAGTGATCTATCACAGGCAAGTAATTCCGACATCGAAAAACACTTGCACGAGCAAGACAGTAAGTATTTTTTAAAAATAATTGAAAACCAAAACAAAATCATAAGCATGTTGGAAGAATCCATATCTACAAAAAAGTAGTCTTGCGAACATCAAAGAGAGTAGGCATGCGCTTGCTCTCTTTTTTAAGAAAGGAGAAAAAATATGTTAAATTCTATTGCTAAAAATGCTCAGACAGTAGTAACAAATCAGAATGTATTATTTACAGAAACAAGAGTGAAAAGCCGTAGATGTGCTTGTAACACAGGGTGGCTTGCACATGACAACGGCAGTGGACTTTTTGAAATCACAAACCGTGGAAATCTGCCAATGGCGGTCGAAGTTGAGTTTAACGGAAACGTTACGGCATCTGCAATAGGAGCGGTAGCGTTATCTATCAAACAGAACGGGGAACCGGTTTCTGGTACGGAAATGGACTATACAGTAGCAACGGCAAATGTGTATCAGAATGTCGGTGCAGCTACATTGATTGCAGTTCCGGCCGGAAGTAGCGTCACTATATCGGTTGGCAACGTTGGCACAGTTGACACATTGGTTAAGGATGCGAATATCATCATCAAAAAGCTCTCATAGAAAAGGGGTGAGTTTCTATGATTGATTTTAAAAGCAACCTAGATGTCAAAACTCCGAAAGAAATCTTTGCCGAAATCAATGAACGGTTTATTGGAGCAGTCATGATGCACGGACAGTTTGCGGACTACTTCGATTTCCTTGGCTTAAAAGGCTTTAAGCGGATGCATGAGTACCAGCATATTGCGGAAAGCTTGGAACGTAGGAAAGTGTGCCGATATTTTATAAACCATCACAATCAGCTTATTGATGATGTATTTGAGGGAAAAGTGAATGTTATCCCGGATGCGTGGCGAACGGCCAAACGGTTAAGCGTTGGGAAAAGCACAAAGCAGAAAGCCGTAGAAGATGGATTTGTTGAGTACCACAATTGGGAATCTGAAACAAAGGAAGTGTACGAACAGTACGCACACACGCTAAGAGAAAACGGCCATGTGGCTGATGCTATGTTCGTGGAATGTTTGGTAGAGGATGTAAGCGAAGAATTAAAAACTGTAGAATGTATGATTAACGACCTCATATCTACCGGATACGACATGGTATACATCACAGAAATCCAATCGGAGATTCACGACAAATACAAAAAGAAAATGAAAGGAATCGGGGTGTAATAAATGAGCGAGATAAAAAAGATTTTGGAAGAACAGCTTGAACGTGAAAAAGCATCTGCAAAGAAAGACTTAAATATGTCTAACTTACAGGCAATGTACATGATTACATCTACATTGTGCAATATGAAATCTTTGGAATGTGAAAGCGTACCGGGGATGATTGCGGATGCATCAGAAAACCTTATCAAGAAGTACAGTAACGGAAAGTACGATAAAAACATTGATGCACTATATGACCAGTACATTATGGCGAAAGAGATGTATCAACAGAACGGAGATCAGGCACATAGAGACAAACTGATGGAAAGTGTCGGGAAACTTATGGTAGAAGTGTACGACATGCTTTCCTCTATGGTGATGGATTCAGATTTTGCGGAAGAACGGAAAGAGATTCAAAGGCAAATCAAGAAGCTTGCGGAAATGTAAAAACATGGGTACGGAGTACTATATATATTAATGTTACGATATATACGGTGAATCACATAGGACATTTTCTTTTCTTGCTTGATACACCTCCTTTCAATAAAGCCTAATAGCGGAATGCTGATTAAAGGGCGGTCAAACGCCCGTTAGGCTTTCCCTTAAGGTTGCGGACTTAAGGAACCGTCATCTTATGTTACCTCTTAAAAATATAATATGATAAATTTTCATTCCGCAAAGGATAGTGCACAGTATGGTGCATGGATTCATATCCGGCTATCCTTTTTCTGTATAGAGTTAGTTGCGGAACAATATGCAGATTGACCGTCAAATAGCCGTAACAGTGGTTGGAACTGTATAGAGGGAACACTTACACCAACCACTAACGGGATATAGTTCAATGGTAGAACAAAAGTCACAATCAATCATCTCTTTAAAAAAAGACTTATGTCCACGGTTCGATTCCGTGTATCCCGATTACCCCGGCAGAGGTTCATCTGTCTGAATCCCTACCGCAGACGAAGCGGTTAATAAGAGACGTTGAGGAGGATATGCAACATGAAAAATATTATTCAGATTATCAAGGATGCTGGTCTTGAAATTACAGATGAGCAGAAAAAGACAATCGAAGATGCAGTGAAAGAGAATTACAAAAGCGTATCTGACTATGATAAGCAGACACGAAAAGTAGAAACTCTGACACAGGAACGTGACAACTTTAAAACGCAGTATGAAACAGCGAAAGAGACTTTGGATGGGTTCGAGGGAAAAGACTTCGATGCGATCACAAGAGAACGTGATGAGTGGAAGACAAAAGCCGAGAACGCAGAAAAAGAATGGAAAGACAAGCTTGATGCCAGTGAAAAAGAGTACAACCAGAAGATTGAAGAAAGAGACTTCAATGACGTTCTGACAAAGGCTCTTGCGGGCGAGAAATTCAGTTCTGATTTTGCCAAGACAGGAATCATCAACATGATTAAAGACAAGGGTCTGAAACGTGAGGGCGAAAAGATTCTTGGCCTTGATGATTACATGAAAGAGCTGAAAGAATCTCAGAAAGACGCTTTCGTGACGGATGGTAAGACACCGCCGGTGTTTACGACACCTACAGAAAAAGGTGGAAGTGAACAGAAAGCAGAGCCGTTTGTTCCTGGAACTGTTTGGTAAAACCATACTGTGAACCGGCTATCGATAGAGGATAGTCGTTGACCTTAAAGAATTAAAGGAGAACAAAAATGGCAGAAACAACAAGAATTACATCGTTAAATATGTTACTTGACCCAACTGGAAAAATGCTTCTTGCAGAAGAGTACGGAAAGGTCATTGAAAACGTCCAGAAGAACACTATTTCTGGAAAAATGAAGAATACCGAACTTTCCGGTGATCCATCAGCCGGAACCGTAGAAGCGAAGAGATTCGCAAATGCGACATCCAAGAATTACGGAACTGCCAGAGGTGCAGCTAAAGGTGATGGAGTAAAAGGAAAGCCGGTTACGATTCCGATTAATGTAGATAAGGAAATTGTAGAAGAAGTTGAACAGAAAGACGTATCTCTTCTCGGAGTAGAGGGACTTATCGCAAAAAGAACAGCGAACCATGCGCTTAGAATGATCGCAGAACTCGACACTGAGTTCTTCAAAGTTGCTGGAACAGATGCGACAGAAGTTGATCTGACAGGCATTACAGCTATTGAGGAACAGGCTGAAACCATGATTCAGCAGTGCGAAACTACCAAGAATGAATATGTGGACGGAGTACCTCGTTCTATGATGAACATGATCTGTACACCTAAATTCTACGGAAAAATCCGCACATATCTGGATAAAGTTACAGTGCCGGGTGTTGGCGTGGCTGACGAAGAGTTCTACGCTTATCATGGCGTAAAAACATTCTCATGCGTGCACATGCCGACAGACGTTGACGTGATCGTGATGGTGGATGGATCAATCGCACAGCCTGTTAAATCCACACCATACAGTGCTGAGAAGATTCCTCTTTCAGAAGCATATGGCATCGAACTCTTTTACCATTACGGAACCAAATCTGTAATGCCAGACCTTATCTTCAAAAATAAGAAAGGGGAGTAAGCATGAGACAGTTTGAAGACTTGGAAACAGGAAGAATCTTATCAACTGAGCATGAAATGAGTGCTCAGTTGATGAAAAACAATCCACAAAAATATAAAGAAATTTCAGCTGGAAAAACTAAAGCCAGATCAAATTCTAGTAAACAGGAAAATTAGGTGAAACACTATGGCGTACACAGATTATAAGTTTTATACAAAAAAATTTTTTGGAAAAACAATTCCAGAAAGCGAATTTCGTGAATATGTAGAGCGAGCCAGTGACTGCGTAGACAACTACACGATGGATCGTCTTGTCGATGGACTTCCAGAAAATGAGCGAGCAGAAACAAAAGTTCAAAAAGCGGTATGTGCAGTAGCTGATGAAATGTACAAGATAGAGCAAGCTAAAAAAGCTTCTATGGATGCCATAGGAACCATACAAAGAGAAGATGGGACGGTCGTAAATAAGACCGTCTCTTCTGTTTCTTCTGGAAATGAAAGCATATCTTACGCTAACGGGAACAGCCAGAGCAATCGGTATACCGTAGCAGCTACCAATGTGCAAGAAGAGAAAAGAATACTTCTTGAAGCAGCAGTCAGCTATCTTTTTAACGTTACCGATGATAACGGAGTGTACTTGCTATATAAAGGGATTTGAACAATGAGAATTATTAAAAGATTATTTTGCAAACACAAAAAGAAAATCCATGCCGGAACGTATCTGGAAGATATCGGAAACGGGATAAAAGAAACAAGACACATATGGAAGTGTGAAAAATGCGGCAAGAAGTTTTATTAACGAGAGGTGATACCAATGTATGACAAAACCATAACTGTATTCAACAAATATGTGAATCAAAAGGATGAAATATTTTGGTATCCGACCGTAATTAAAGGTGTTCAACTAATTGTTGATAAATCTGCAAACATCGAAAAGACAGGACTTGATACGGCTGACACGGCAACGCTCCATGTTCTGTATCACATGGCATCCGATGAAAAAGTAGTAGCTGGCAAAAAGTATCTTGAGCCTAAAAAATGGGCGAAACAAATTAATGATACGCTTGGACATACTGTCACATTTGCAAGCGGTGACTTTTTCATTGAGGGCGAACATGACGAAAAGATGATAGCAGACGAAGACTATCAGAGCCGGAGAGATGGTGGCTTTTATGATTATATGAACAAAAATCACGACAATGTATTCTTAATTACCAATGTCGGAACATACACACTTATCCCACATTTTGAGATAGGGGGAAAGTAAATGGCACGTAGCAGAATGTTCCATTTTCCGAACATCTCGATAGTTGAAGCTGACATCAAAGTGAATGTGAATCTTGACCGATTCGAAAAGCAATTCCAAGATGCTCAACTTTGGTTAGATGAACAGGTATGGACAGGCACAAAAAAGTATACTCCACAAAGAGACGGGATGCTGATTGATACTACTAGTGTGCAGAATGAATCCATGAAAGGTAGTGGAAAGGTTTATGCCGGATATGGTCCTTACGCAAGATTTTTGTACATGGGAAAAGTTATGGTAGACCCGGAAACAGGTTCGCCGTGGGCGAGACCGGGGGCGAAAAAGGTGGTAACAGACCGTGATATTCAGTTCTCGAAAGAGCCAAACCCTTTTGCAACAGACCATTGGTTTGATTCTGCTAAAGATGAATTTGGTGATACATGGGTAAAAGGAGTGAAGAAACGTGCAGGCGGTGGATAGTAAAAAAACAGTGAAATACGATGTTGACGGATACGACATTGTAACAAATGCACTTAAAGATTTGCTGAATCAGTATCCAGGATTGGAAACCGGAGAAGTGTTTAAATTCTCCACTCTGAAAGAAGATGATGGAATAGCATTCTATCCGGTATCCGGTGCGGTGATTGCACAGGAAAAAAAATCGGTAACAGGTAAGGTGAATCAGCTTTGCAACTACCCATTCTATATCGTGTACAGGACATCCCGTGATTCTCCGAATATGAAAGCGGATATCAAGGAATTTCTTGATAGTGTAGGTAAATGGCTGGAACGACAAACAGTCGTGATTGATGGCGAAAAGCATAGGCTTACATCTTACCCAGCACTTACAGAAGAACGAAAAATAGAAGAGATTACAAGAATCACACCATCATATCTTGACAAGACTTACGAAAACAATGTGCAAGACTGGGTGATTAGTATGTCTCTCAAATACAGAAATGTATTCATAAGAACTAATTAACCGGACATCAATTGGAGATGTTCGCTGACCGTAAAAAGTTAACGGTAGAAAGGATTTTAATATGGGAAATCTTAGTAGAGAAGCACTCGCACATTATCTGGACTATAGTTTCAAGCAGACACCAGCAAGTGCTACGTGGGAAATCCTTGGTGATGACATTGACGATATGTCGGTTGATCTGAACCCGGATACAGAGACAAAGAAGAACATTCTTGGTCAGACAAAAACAACAGATAATGGATATGAACCGTCTATGGATGCAGATACATACTATGCAAACCCGGACAAAAAGCTGTATCCGAAAATTAGGGATATTGCAATGAAACGATTAAAAGGAGCGGACTGCAAAACACTTATGTTGGAAGTCCTTGTGGAAGATGCAAGTGCGGAAAACCACCTTGCATATGTCGAAGAGGTTATGGTAAAACCTCAGTCTTATGGTGGAGATACATCTGGCGTAAACATTCCGTTTAAAGTATCTTCTGACGGTAAGAGAACAGAGGGATATGTAAGTGCTACTTCGCTTGCTTCTGGCAATCCAGAATTTACAGCCGGAGCAATTCCACATAGTCTTTCTACAGGAAAAGAAGTACTGTAACGATTTATTAATAGGAGGAATAATATGAGCAACAAGTTACCAAAAAAAAGAAATGATAGCGAACTGGTTATTAAGATAAATGATGGCCGAGTCAAAATTCCGATCAAAAACCAGTTTGGTGAAACTCTTGGAAGTATAGTGTTTGCACCGACTGACACTAACATTGTTGACAGATACGAAGAAGTCGTTCGATTTTGGAAAAATTACAAGATGCCGGAAGATGACAGCATTGAAGCTGCCAGAAAAGCAGAAAAGGAAATTGCAGAGAAAATGTCTTATCTGATTAATGGAGATGCAGAAAAAGCGTTTTTCCAGGTTCTCGGACCGTTTTCACCAATGGATGATGGAAGAATTTTCCTCGAAATTGTAATTGACAGCGTTGCAAAAGTCATTGAAACAAAACTGAACACAAACGTAACAAAGGTACAGCGCCGTGTAAATAAGTACGTGGCCAAGTACCATAACTAATGGATGTCTGGAAACTTCCGAAATCCGTTAACGTAAACGGCAAAGAATATCGAATACGCTCAGATTACAGAGCCGTGTTAGATATTCTTTGTGCTATTAATGATCCCGATATAGTAGCCGGAATGTCAGAGGAAGAAAAAAACTTGGAGATATACACAACGATTCTGGCTATATTCTACGAAGACTTTGATAATCTTCCAACGGAAGACTGGGAAGAAGCTTTAAAGACAGCGAAAGAGTTTATCGACTGCGGATTTAAGGGAGATAAGAAAAAACCGCAACTTATGGATTGGAAAAAAGATGCAAAGATTCTGATTCCGGCCATTAATAAAGTGGCACATGAGGATATTCGTGATAAAGAGTACTTGCATTGGTGGACGTTTATGGGACTTTTCATGGAGATTGGAGAATCTCTGTTCAGCACTATCACTAACATTCGCGAAAAAGTCTCGAAAGGGAAGAAATTGGATAGTTGGGAAAAAGAATTCTATTCTAGCAACAAAGAACTTGTTGACCTTAAAGCGACACCAGAGCGAAGCGAAGAAGAAAAAGAAGAATTAAGAAGAGTATTCGGACTCGTAAATAATTAACCGGGTATCATGTGGAGATACCCGCTGACCGCTAAATATTTGCGGTAGAAAGGACAATACATGACAGAAGATGGAAGTATTGTTATTAACACAAAAATCAGAACTGATGGCGTAAAGGCGGGCACACAAGAAATTGAAGCCGGATTGCGAAGAGCAGCAGACAGGGTGGATAATTTGGGAACATCTGCAAAAAACGCCATCAACAAGCAGATAGATGCTTTTGCAAAACTGAATAACGAATACAGCGCACAAGAACAAAAGGTAGAATCGTTACGGCAAAAGGTAGCATCCTATGCAAATCAG